TCGGGCCTAGCCTCTTCGTACTCGACGACGCCCCCTCCGCCACAGTCCCAGCATTTACATCGTTCTACCTTTGCCATCAACCAAACCTTTCGATAACACCAACGACGGCGTGATACGCCATCCAACCCAGAAAGCCAAGCACACACGCAAACAGAAGCATCTCTATGCCATCATGCGTGAGGTAGTAGTCCCTCACCCTGTGCCACAGCTTACTCATACGGCACCCCCAACACATAATCTTCACAGGCCATCTCTGCCTGTTCCTCTGTCGGAAACTCGCCTAGCCGGAACGATGTCGAACCATCCCACGCCTGTGCCGCCCAGTTGTTGTGTGCTAATGCATAGACATGGGCACGGCGGTTCTCATAGTCGCTATGACCGTAGTATGTGGATAGCTTAGTCATGTTCACCTCCGTTGCCCCGTCCCAAGCCACCGAAATACTGCGGCTTACGTTTTGCCGTCTCAAACACACCCAACGTGATAAAGATACCAGCAAGCAGGATTGCGTGGACAAGCGCACTGATACCAAATACGACAATTGATCCCATCCACGACGAAAAGATTATACACCACATCCACGCAAGAACCTGCATAATCATATGCCGTGTGTTCACATCGGGGATGTTAGACAGCGGGTTCTTTGCACTGTCCATCACCAGTTGATACAGTCTAGTCATAGTCTGTTTCCCATCGTTTCTTTGCCAAGTCTACAGCAGCAAGATGTAAGTCTTCTTCCTTGTAGCTGTATGGATCGCCCGAGACAAAGAGGGGCCGTAGCTCCTCTATTGCCTCGTCGTACAAGCGCTCAAGAGTCATCTCGTTCTGATGATTACTCATCGCTTGGCACCTCTTCTTCGTACACATAGTCCCGATACCACATCTTGTTACCCTCACTGTCAACCGGCGGAGTGAACTTTAACGTGTGATGCAACAGATGTTGAAGATGTTCTAGCTTTCCCACGTCGGACATCCAGATGTCGTGACATTCGTGGAGCGTAGTGATCATGTTACGCAGATCATTGTGTGCCTTTAAAAGCTGTCGGCGGTCGTCGTCTTTTACAATTACTTCCATGTGTCAATCTCCTTTGTTTGACGTTGTGTTAGTTAGCCATACAGGTAATGCAACACGACTGTCAACACAAAAAGAAACAGGGCCAGTCCGAAAACCAGCCCTGCTTCCCAAGGAGACCAAACGATGTCACCGCACTTCGTACGGTATACACAGCTTTAGCACCACTTTCTCGTACCTGTCAAGCCATCGTTGACACTCTCTCTCACTCTTGCTGACAAAAAGTGCAACCCATCGTGGGTAGTCAACGCAAGCCTTTGATCTGACAAAATCTTTGCGTGTCTCTCCGATACGGACAGATGACACGGGGGCGACAACTTCGTATCGTCCCTTACCCCGCTCTTCAACAAGAGGCAACAACTCCTCCCCCTTGCGGTCCCGAAACACTCGTATCTTTCTCTGTAACTTCACCCTCATACTCCTCGTCCTCTATTGCTTCGATGTAGATGTCTATGGCCTCACGAATTAGGTCAGCAACTGCGACCTTTTCTATCCCTGCCTGTGTTAGGTTGTGTGAATGTGTTGACAAAATATCGTACTGTCGTTGAGGCATCAACAGATTGTACGACTTTGTATCCTCACGAATCTTGTGGGGTCTTCCCATCGCGTATTTCCTTTTCATGTGTTTTCTTTTTTTGCTTTTCCCTCTTGTCTTGGATGACTCTTTTTCGATAGAGGTTATCCCTAAGGGATTTAGCAATGGGGTTTATTTTTTCTATTTTCTTTATCATGGGGTTTCCCTAAGGGGGGGTATCTGATAGTGGCCGACAAAATTTTGCTTGTCAAGGGATATCTGTATGGGTTACGTTGACAAAAATCCAGAGGAGGTATGATGACAAAATCACCACAGTGGTTAGCAACTTACGTCGATTCTCTCGACATACAGCCGCTGACAAAATATCGTGCTGACTGTCCTGTTTGCGGCAAAAAGAATACATTTAGCGTCACTGACGACGGCGTACAGAGGTTGTGGTATTGTTTTCATGCTGACTGCAACGTCAGGGGGAGAACCAACATCACTCTGACAAAAGAGTTTGCAACGCACGCTCTAGTGCGAAAGCTGACAAAACCCACAGAAAAAGTTGTTGACAACAATTTTCAGCCGCCAAGCACATTTGTCAGCCTGTCGCGTAATCGTGACGCAGAATTGTACGTGCGACGGGTGAATTCTTACGATGCGTATCTGACAGGTCGTGCGAATATTTGTTACGACTTCCAGCGACATCGTGTGGTATATATGGTCAGTGACAACAGACGCACGGTTGATGCAGTGGGGCGTGCGCTGAATGATGTGCGTCCAAAGTGGTATCGATACGGCAAGTCACAGGTGCCATTTGTATGTGGCAATCACGGCAACGTGTTCGTGGTAGAAGATTGCGCCAGCGCATGTGCTGTGAGCAATAAAGTTACAGGCATGGCCTTACTTGGTACAAATCTACTGGACGAACACGTAAAACGACTGCAGGAATACGAACGTGTGTTCATTGCACTTGACAAGGATGCGACTGACAAAGCACTTGACATGATAAGACGACTGCATTCTCTTGTACCCACCAGCTTGGCTGTGTTGCAACACGACTTGAAAAACATGACGGACAATGAAAGGGACGAATACATTGAAGAGCGTATCGCTTGACCAACAAATACTCGGCTTCTGCCTGAACGCAGAATTCTTCTCGCAAGTAAAAAACACTCTTGACCGTGACATGTTCACCAAAGAGATGCGAGATATCTTTGACACCATCGTGTACAGTCACACGAAGTATGGCACGACGATGACATCAACAGAGCTTGCTGCCTTGTTTGATGATCGCAATCCGGCTATGCCATCCAGTGCGCGAGACTCCGTACACGAAATCATTGTGCAGTTGGAGTCGGGTAATCCTGACAATACGGACATGCACATAGACATGGTACAGAACTTCTGGCTACGTGATCGCGCACGTCTCATTGGCGAAAAGGCCATAGAAATTTTTACCGGTGAGAGCGAAGAGTTTGGAGAACTACAGCGACTGATTGATGCTGTCGATGATGGCCGCATGTCTGACAAGAACACGTACACAGAAGTGTCTAGTGACCTCGACGAGTTGCTTGACGACGTGGCCGAAGACCCCGACTTTCCCTTTGATTTCAATCTGATACATGACGAGGTGCCGGGACTCGACCGTGGCAACTTTGGTATTTTGTTTGCGCGGCCGGAGGTTGGCAAGACAACCTTCTGCTGTTTCATCGCAGCGTCTTACATACGGCAGGGTGTCAAGGTTGTGTACTGGGCAAACGAGGAGCCTGCTGATCGCATCAAGCTGCGTATCATACAGTCCTTCTTTGAGGTGACGGACGAAGAGATGCGGCAACAGCGTGCCGTGCTGGCAGAGAGATATCTCACAGAGATAGCACCCTTCCTGCGGGTCATGGATTCGGTTGGTACCTCTGTCGAAGAGGCAGACGAGTACGCCAAGCTGAACAAGCCTGACGTGATGTTCATGGATCAGTTAGACAAGTTTCGCATCAAGGGCGAGTTTAACCGTCAAGATGAGAGACTAAAAGCCATCTATGTGTATGCACGCGAGATTGCCAAGCGTAACAAGATGCTTGTGTGGGCTGTCAGTCAGGCAAGTTATGAGGCACACGACCGTCAGTTTATTGACTACAGTATGCTGGACAACTCACGCACCGGTAAGGCTGGCGAGGCCGACATCATCATTGGCATCGGCAAGACCGGATCAAGTGAGGTAGAGAACGATGTGCGTCACATCTGCGTGTCAAAGAACAAACTGAATGGCTGGCACGGCATGATCCATGCACAGATCGACATCAACAAAGGGGTGTACTTCTGATGAATGTTTTGACGTTTGACGTGGAGACAACCCATGTGGAGAAGCGGGGCGGGGGACACACACCTCTGCCTTACTTTGGCAACAGGCTGGTGTCCATCGGATACAAGTGGCTGATCAGCAGTGTAGACTACGACTGCTATCATCACTCAACACAGCCACCGACTTCAAATGCGTTCACAAAATTTCAAGCCGCCTTGAAACACGCTGACATTCTCGTGGGTCACAACATTAAGTTTGACTTGACGTGGATACGAGAGTGCGGCTTTACATATGAGGGACATATCTATGATACGATGGTTGCGGAATATCTTTTGGCCCGTGCAAGACGTTGGCCTCTTGGACTTGCTGCTCTTGCAAAAAAGTATAACGTCACCCAAAAGGAGACGGACCTTGTGGAGCCGTATATCAAAGCGGGGAAGACGTTCTACGACATACCGTGGGAGATCATAGAAGAGTATGGTCGTGCTGATGTGAAGGCAACAGAAGAGATAGCTATCAAACAACTTGACGCCTATGGCGTAACTTTCAAGGAGATATTCAATGAGCCTCGTACCGACACTGAAGCTGTCGCTGGAGATGACCAACGTATTGTCGCAAATTGAACGCAACGGACTGCGTATTAATCTGGACACTCTTGCAGACATACGCAAGCAGTACGAAGAAGAGATGCTGGAGCTTGAGGCCCGACTGATGGAACTGGCTCGTGAGGCTATGGGTGACACACCTATCAATCTGTCTAGCCCAGATGATCGCAGTATCCTGTTGTACTCGCGTCGTGTGCGCGACAAGAAGGAGTGGGCGCGTATGTTTAATCTGGGACATGAGATGCGCGGATCGACCATGAAACCCAAGCAGCGCGTCCGCATGTCAAACAACGAATTCCGTGGTGTCGTTCGTCGTCACACGGACGTGGTGTATCGCACACACGGGCAGATGTGTGGGGAATGCAACGGGGCAGGTCGTAAGCAGGGCGTCCGTAAGGACGGCAGTCCGGGTAAGGCTGTCCGTGTGTGCAAGCCATGTGAGGGTTCTGGTGTTGTGTACACGTCCACGGGCAGGGTGGCAGGGTTCAAGATCGTTCCCCGCTCTGCCTTCGACACGGCCTCTGCTGGATTCCGCACAGACAAAGTAACACTAGAGGAACAACTAGAAGATTTGCAGGGAGATGCACATGAGTTTGTTTCGGCATACACAAGATACAACGCCCTCAAGACGTACATCAACACGTTTGTGGAGGGCATGGAAAACAACGTGGATGACCACGGTTTTATCCATCCAGAGTTCATGCAGTGTGTTACGGCGACGGGTCGCCTTTCGAGTCGCAATCCTAACTTTCAGAATATGCCGCGTGGAAATACCTTCGCTATACGGAAGGTTGTCGAGAGCCGCTTCGAGGGCGGCTTCATCATGGAGGGGGATTACTCGCAACTAGAGTTTCGCGTGGCTGGCTTTCTTGCGGGAGACAAGCAGGCGTACAATGACGTGTATGATGGCACAGACGTACACAGCTACACGGCGGACGTGATTGGCTGCACACGTCAACAGGCCAAGGCCCACACGTTTAAGCCTCTGTACGGCGGCACTACAGGCACTGATGCACAGAAGCGGTACTACCGTGCCTTCAAGGAGAAGTACGAAGACATCACCATGTGGCACGGCGAGTTACAGAGGAACGCTGTCAAATACAAAAAAATACGACTACCGTCAGGCAGGGAGTACATGTTCCCCGGATGCAAGTGGACAGAGTGGGGCACAGCTACAAACCGGACGGCTATTTGCAACTACCCTGTGCAGGGCTTTGCTACTGCAGACTTACTGCCAATGGCTCTGGTGTCATTGCAGAAGACGATTACCGACGCCAACATACGGAGCGTGATCTGCAACACGGTTCACGACTCTATAGTGATGGACGTCCACCCAGAAGAAAAAGACACTTGCATTGATATTTTAAAACATGCAATGTTGTCTCTACCGTTTGAAACTATTCAGAGATATGGACTAACTTATGACATGCCTGTTGGCATAGAGATCAAGATGGGTAAAAACTGGCTTGACTTGGAAGAAGTTATTCTGTAAGATCGTTCTACAACCCTGTCTAACGAGGTGAAACATGTTAGGGACAAATCTAGCGGCACTCGACGATGTGGATAAACTCGTCCAAGCATTCGAGTCTGGTGATGATCAGGCACTGATGGATGCAACGGGACAATCGACTGGCGGTAATCGTCAGGTCGGTTTGCCAAGAATCAACATCAACTATGATGCCGAGGATGAGGACGGAAAGTCTCTCACCCGTGGTGAATGGAAGATGATGTACGAGGGTAGGATGATCTACGCGCCCTCTGTCGACATACAAATTTTGTTGCGTACCTATGAGTACAGTGTGTGGGATCAGGAGACTGGCTCCTTCTCGTGTAAGTCTGTCCAAAAGACTTTGCTGTCAGGCGACTTCCCCGACAGTTTGGGTGGCAACAAGTGTGGTCGTCTGACAAGAGATCAAGAGGACGCGCTGTCAAAAGATGATCCGGCTTACCTGCACTCTCGCTCTGTGGTGTGCAATCAGGTGATTTACGGTAAGATCACGGGGGACTTTGTGGACTCTGACGGTAACGCAGTGCAGATCAAAGATCAGCCAATCATCTCTTACTTCAAGAGGTCTGGCTTCAAGCCAGTGTCTGACTACATCGACACGCTGAACAAGCAGAAGAAAGTGATGCAAAAATCCATCGCAAACTTCTCCACTTCTAAAAACAAGAAGGGCAGCGTGACGTACTGGGTTCCTGTCGTGACCCCAGTGAAAGTGACGGACATTAAGGATGAAGACAAGGAACTGATGCGGATGTTTGGGGACACTGTGAAGGCTCACAACGAGACCATCACCAACCAATATCGCGAAGCAGTCAAGCTGATGGCAACTGATGACGAAAGCGATTTAGCATCGGATTTCGTCGATGTTCACGCAACTTAAAGTCCAAGACTTTCTATCAAACGCACTCCGGGGGGAAGTAAATGTCTCCCCGGAAAGCATTAGTAACTTTTCCAAAGACTGCACGGATGCCATCACCAAACAGATGAATCGTGGTGATGAGGGCTATCGCATACGCATGTCTGGACTAGGACGCCCTCTGTGTCAGCAACTGTTGGAGCGCGAGGGTCACAGGGAAGAGATGGAGTATAACGCCATCTTTCGTTTTCTGTTTGGTGATCTTACAGAAGCCGTCGTAATGATGATGTTACGAGAGGCAGGTGTCGAGATCGTAGACTTCCAACGTCCTGTCGAATTAGAGATAGCCGGACATAAAATCAAAGGCACTCTTGACGTAATTCTTCGTGACGAACTTGGCGAAGAAAAAGTCTGGGACATCAAGTCCGCAAGTGAGTGGGCGTACAAGTACAAATATACCGGCGCTGGTGGCTATGAGGCTATCAAGCGGGATGATCCCTTTGGGTACGCCATGCAGGGCTTTCTGTACGCAGAGGCCACCGGGTTGCCCTTTGGCGGCTGGATCGTGGTCAACAAGTCCAGCGGAGAGATAGCCGTCGTAGATGTGCCTGACTGGTGCCAAGACGACAAGAAGGAATACCTCAGGGACGCTGTGCGGCGTGTCAAAATATTGACAGACCCGGGTGTCAAACCTCGGATAGACTTCAAGGACGAATTCGAGACGTTTCGCAAGAACGGCGAGGATGTCCGCACAGGTAACAAGGTTCTTGCGAGACAGTGTGGCATGTGCGGCTTCAAGCAGCACTGCTGGCCTAACGCTGTGTATCACGACAAAGTCACGTCTCGCGCCAAGAACAGACCTAAGACTTGGTACAGCAGACTAAAAAAGAAGATTTTGTGATGGCATATATATTTGTACGAGATTACGACATCGATCTGATGGAGTTGAACAAGAGTATGCATCACGTTTTTATTGAGTCTGTTTCTCAGGCTGGGGGAGAACGTAAGGTAGTGTACCTACGACAGAATGATCGTGGCTTACCGCTTACGCTCCGAGACAATTACTCTGACATGGGTCTGTTCACTGTCGAGACAGAGGCACGAGACATACGTCAAATAGAAATAGAATTACAGAACATTAGTCGCTTATCTTACAACGGAGCAAATGTGTGTGTGCCGATATTGCCCCTCTCAAGAGAAATGGACAGTATACAAAGACTATCCCCAAAACTGGCAGGTTACATGAAAAAAAGAATGGACTCGATAGGGATGTCGCTATGAGGGGTATGGGCGGATACAGATCACACTTTGAGTTAAACGTAGCTAAGTCGTTGCGTCAAAAGAATGTGCCTTTTGAGTATGAAAAGCGGAAGGTCACGTTTGTGCCCAAGCCTCGCACTTACACGCCCGACTTCTACTTCCCGTCTACAGACGTATTCGTAGAGGCCAAGGGCAAGTTCGACAAGAACGACCGTGTGAAGATGTTGCTTGTCAAGGAACAGAATCCGGACTTGGACATTCGCCTTTTATTTCAAAATGCACGCAATAAGATTTACAAAGGATCAAAGACCACGTACGGTGCTTGGGCTGACCGCCATGGCTTCGAGTGGGCCGAGGGCAGCATCCCGGAAAGTTGGTACAAAAATGGACGAAAATGACATGGAATCCATGCTGGAGAAGGCCAGCCTGTTGCAAAACAGATGGTACATAGTCCTACGCCCTAACGGTGAAGAGGGCATGACTATGGCGGCCTACGACACCACAGAAGAGGTGGAGGACGACGAATACTTTCCGGCCGGTGCTGTTGTGTTATCGGGACTCGTAGAGTTGATGGAGTCTGACTTTGATCGGGTCATGGCGGCTGGTCTTGCCCGTTTGCGCTTTGAACATGAGAAGCAGTTGATTGAAGAGGTTAAAGGCAATGGTGCAAATGTAGAAAGAATACCGGGCAAGAACATCATCAAGGTAGACTTTGGTAAGAAGCAGTGAGACACGAAGAGTACATGCGAATGAGAGCGGAAAAAGAAACGGTAGGATTAGAACTTACTGGATCAGATATG